GTTCGAAGCTCACCATAGGTGACTGAGGCGTGTCCGAAGCTCATCGATAGGATGACTGAGGTGTGACGTGTCCATAGGAGCCTGAGGTGTCCTGAGGTGTGCTAGGTAGCCTGAGGTGTCCTGAGGTGTGTTATGAAAAAAATAGATGAGAAGAGACAGAGACACGATTGAGTATGAGTTGGTTGTTCGTATCTGGTAGTACACCTCAGTATCCTGCGCATACTACAGCAATCAGATATCATATGTCTTTTGTTACCATATAAATCAACAGGTTACGTAGGCTGGTGGCATTGGTGGTGGCTGGGTGTGTGTGCAGATGGCATTGGTGCTGGTATGATAGTGTCTACTCGGCTGTCAATTACCCCGTTGAGGGGGGTTTCTCCACGTCGCCATCGCAAAAAGCCACTTCAGATTTTTCTACAAAATTCACTAGACACCCTAGACACCTCAAGAATCTCAAGCATCTCAAGCCCCCACTCAAGTGACTCCAAAATACAACGGAACCCTAATAGACAAACAAGCAGATCTGTGCTACCCTATACTATAGTATACTATAGGTAGACTATAGATGATCCTTATCCTTATATCCTATAGATATACATAAGGAGGATCATCTACAGTAACCTATAGGTGTCTCATAGTACTAGAGAGCCATGTATCCTGTTGCTGATAACCTCCATGCTTAACATGGAAGCAGTTCTCCATAAACTTATCTAGCTCAGCATTAAGAAGCTCTCCCTTACGGTCTAGGATCTGTTTCTCAGAGTCAGCCGCCATTTGCTGTACCCAGTATGCTACAGCCATTGACAGAGCGTCTAGGCGGTCATCATGGGACAATGCGCCACGATCTCTGGTGAGGCGGGTCATTTGGTAGAACAGCATATAGCGGGTAGCCTTATCCGCAGGGTAGACCTGAGCAGACTTGTAGTCATCCTCGATGACCGTGGGATCGACGATTAGTCTGTGCTGGTTCATCACAGGTTCTAAGGTATCGATAATACGCTTTTCCTTTTGGGTGTTGTGTCGCACTTCCTCCATCGTCACAGGGTGGGTCTTCACCATGTAAGGAGTTAGGAGTTCCCTAAACATACCGTCACCGAAGTTAGATTCGATTAGGATCATGTTTACATTCTGCTTCTTAGCTATGGTCGCCAGAGCTTGTAGTGTCTCAGGGGAGTATCCCCCTTGGATTCCACCAGCCTTGGTGACGTACAGTTTGCCGTGGAGCATCTTTACCACAGCGTATGAGGTCTCATCCTTACCCCTACCTGAGGGGTCGATGGACATCACAGAGCCTTGATACGGTAACCAGTCTCCTACCACAGACTGTGGTGAGTAGTACTTGTCTCCGTTCAAGCCGACGTTAGGAACGTCCTTAAGCTCGTTCTGAGGTAACCTACCCCACATAACATCCTCAGGGGCTTTGTCACTATTGGTAGGGAAGACGATCAGATCAGACAACTTCAATGGGTAACGATCTTGGTCAGACAGGCTGGTATCCAGCATGAACTGTAACGCGAAGCCAGAGCGTCCATAGGACAGCTCACGTTCGATCAGATCAGCATCACCAAACCGTTTAGGGTCTGTAGGTGCCCCAGCGAGGTTAGCATCTCTATCGAGCTTATCTTGTAGCATGGGTGCCAAGCGCCCAGACATACGATCAATCTGGTTCTCCTTAGGGAACCGTGCAGACCAAATGCGAACCTCATAGCCACGCTCAGGGAGTAACTCATAGATTGACATTTCAGTCTGTGGTGTACCGAGGTAAACAATCTTGCCCGCAGGTTTCAACACAGCATCAAATTCCTTAATGCTCTCTGCCAGCTTTTCCCTCATGGTTTGTGTGGCGGAGTTGTTAGGAACCTCAATGTCATCTGCAACAATCAGGTCGGCTCGCGACCCAGCGAGTTGACCTGTGATACCAACCGACTTCACCGAGGGTGAGTGGGAGGCTTTTGCAGGAGCAACATCAAATGCGATCTTTGAGTTTCGCTGTCCTTCTTTAGGAACAAGGTGACTTAGGATTGGTATCTCATGGATCAGCCTTTGGGTAAAAGTACTGAAATCATCAGAACGTGTCTTTGAAGCCGAGACCACAAGGACTTTTGTTTCAGGATCAAGAAGTAGTCGCCACACAACATAAGCAGATGTGACATAAGACTTCCCAACACCACGAAACGCCTCAATGACGCATCGGCGTGGAGAGTTTTGTAAGTAGTCGGCAATGTCATATTGAACAGGTGTAGGGTCTGGAAGGTTTAGGTGCTTCCACACCACGAATAAAAAATTACGGAAGTCTTTCAACTTCTCAGGAACTATGGGTCTCATGTACCTCCAAAAGGTCTATCTACGTGTCTTAGAGCGGCTAGGCTCGATTTAAATAAGATGGGTAAGGGGTAGGTATACCCCCACCCAAATAATCGCGCTTTAGCCCGCACAGCACACGAAGATCAGTTGACCTGTAAGCTGTCGGTATCAAAGGGGAGACCATCCACCAAGTTGAATAAGGCTGAACCATCAACAGGTAGTGCCTCAATGCCATTGTCCTTTAAGAACTTAATGGCGGCACTAAACTCACCCGAAGTGGCTTCACCACTTTGGATGCGCTCCAGTAGCTTTTGAGCTACGGAAGTGTGGAGCATCTCCATAATGTCTTTAGAAGCGGTCATGCGTTTCTACCTCGATTTATGGATTTCGATTGAATACGTAAGTTGGAGGGACTGTTGTTCTGAGCGTTGCGGTCACGATGATCTACATCTTTGCCATCGCCCTTCTTAGCTAGTCCCTTAGCGATCATAATAGACCTTGCTTGATTGCGCCCAGCGCGGCGCTTCTTCTGCTCAGGCTTACTATGATAATTTGCGTATTCCAGTTTATAGTTTCTCACGGGACACTCCTTGTCGCTTTTCATATGTGCGCATCGCACCTAAGCCCAACAGAGAGAGTACAAGGGTCATTAATTCACCTGCATTACCAATCTCAGGAAGGGTAATGGAGGGATCAATAAACCTTGTAATCAACCCTGCAAAAGGGAAGACAAGAAAATGGTAGGCTAAACCAGTCACAGCCACCCAACCTACAGCAGGTCTCCAACCAGCCACAAAAACGGACTTATGCTTGGCTTCCTCGATATTTGTCATCGCTTGTAAGATGTGTGGTTGCTGAAGTGTTTTCATCACCTCTAGCTTAACCTTTTCACGCTCCTCATCAGAGGTGAACAGGGCATCTAGCCCCTCCATAATGCCACCTGTGAGACCTTTAAGTAGGTCTGGTGTCATTTAATTTCCCGTATAAAGATAATTAGCCGCTGGCTCATTTCCTTGAGCCGCACCCTTAACAGTACCAGTACTTTTGTTAACTAGTTTTTTCTTGTCATCAACCTTGTACTTGGCAGAGATATCATTAGCGGCATTATCGTATAACTTATACTTTTTGCCACCTTTCGCGTCGGTACTATTAACCTCAGCGTATCCACCAGATACAGGCGCTGAATTGGAGGAGCTTTGTCCACCGCCGCCACCTATACACATAATGTATCCTTTATTTGTTTAAAATAGTACTTACTAGGAATGATAATAATCCTAACAAGCTACTAATAAGAAATAACAACAATGCGTTTAGACGGAATGCTTTAAACGCTTGCTTGCGTTTTAACAGCATATTGTCGCGAGATACTGCAATTTGCCTACGCATTTGAAGCATTTCACGGTATGTGTCTAAACCATATTGTTGCATAATAAGCTCTCGCAACTCAAGCTCTTGTCTTTCGATCTGCTTGCGATGCATGACAATTTGCAAGGCTTCTTGTTCGACAGAACCTTTAAAGAGTAGTTTTTTAAAAAGTGGAGGGTTGGTTGCGGCTTTCTCATGCACCTTAAATGCTGAGGTCGCCTCAAACCACTTTCCCAGTTGATGGGACATCCCCTCCAACTCTTTACCTGTCTCTATACCCTTTTTAACAAAGTTAAATGCCGCCGAAGCCACAGCAATGGCGGTAACAAGTTCCATTACTTCCCAATTTTAATGTTTGTGTATAACACACCTAAGGCTGTAGCGAGACCACCGATCCAAAGTAGTGGCTTTGCCACTTTAGCAATCCACCCCAAGACTGTGAACGCTCCGTCAACAGCTTTAAAAGCATTGACCATAATTCTAGTCTCGGTGTGAACATCATCGACTTTCTGCTCGACAGCCACAAGGCGGTCTAAGATTTCTTTGTGGCTCACATCTTCCATTTGAGCCTCTTAGAACAGCACAGGCATTGGTACTGCAATGTTCTCATCATCATCTTCAGGCAACTGAGACTCACCGGCGTAGCCACACTGAGCAACTTGACCGTCATCCAACAAGAACATGGTGCCGCCCTCAGTACCTGTGCCCACACAAGCGATGTCCACAACCTTACGGCGGTGGATCAGCACAGGGTAGTACCAGTAGTTGTTTGACGTAATAATACCCCGCCCAAGCTGACCGTTAACTGAGTAACCAACAGACCAGCACACGCCATCTTCATCGAGGACTATGGTGTAGTTGTAGGAGCCAGAGCCACCTAAGACCACCTTAGTGGCGTTAGTGAAGCCAGTTGTGCCCTCTTTCAGACACTCTTGGAAACCTGAGCGGTTGGTTGTGTCAGCGGCAACACCAAGACAGCCGTAATTGTTACTACCTGTCGCCCATACTGAACCATCTGTCTTGATGATATTTGTGCGTTGGTAATCAATGCTAGATGAGAAGCAGAACTTGACATTTGTCGCGGCAATCGTCGGAGTTGAGTTGAGTGTCGTGCCACTATGACCAAGCTGACCGTAGGCGTTGTAGCCCCATGTGTAGAGGTTTGCTTCATCATCTATTGCCCAGCCCATATCGTGTCCTGTGCCTATATCAACAATCGTAATGTTGTTCTGCACAAAATACATGATCTGCATCGGAATGTTCATCTGCGTGACACTACCGTGCCCAAGACCACCATTAGGGCCGTAGCCCCACGAGTACACAGTGCCATCATCTTTCAATGCAAAGCAATTTGTGTATAGCTCACGACCACGAGCAATCTTGGTGATACCTGTCAGCAGAGGGACTTGCACAAAGTTGGCACGTTGAGTGGTGTCACCTTGCCCCAGTTGTCCATAACTGTTGATACCACAGGCGTGAACTGTTCCGTCTGAACACAACACCAAATGGGAAAGGCTATTATTGTTGGAAGGCATTGGGGCATAATCAATTGCAGTCTTACCAAACAATGAGTTACTGACGTTGTCTGAAGAACAATAAGGAACAGTAGTATTAGTGGCATCCCCTCTACCTACCTCACCATGATCATTCTCACCCCAAGCCCAAAATTTACCGTCATCAGTAATGGCTACTGCGGCGTAGTCATACTGACCACAGGCATAGATAACCTTACCAGCTTCAGGCGGGAAGCCCACCCGTATAGGGTATGACCGCGCAGGATTGTAAATACCTTGCCCAAGCATATAGCCAGTACCACGTCCCCACATACGTAAGGAACCGTCTGACATTACTGCCATACCTCTGCGGTACATATAAGGCATACGGTAGTCTTGAATGGCAACAGCCCTCATGCCTGAGCGTTGCTCTGGTGTGCCCCATTCAGGGAGTCCTGAGGTGCCCACTTTTAAAATTTGACCAGCGGTACCCACAGGTAGGGGTTGTAGTTGTGTACCATCGAAATAGACTAACTCCCCTACGTTTGATGAAACACTCTCAATACCTTGGGCAACTAAATCCCATTTGGTAAGGTCTGTGGGATCCACACCTGTAGTGTTAGTTTTTGCGATGTACGTAGAGCCGCCAAACGAAATAACATCCTGACTCGCGTAAGCAGTTATTGCATTGTAGGCACCACGCCATGTCAGGGCTACTTTGCCCAGAGAAATGGTTGGCATATTTTTTCCTTAAAAGAGTACTGGTGAGGGGACGCAAGAATATTCTTGGTCATCATCCCGACCTAATTGACCGTTGCCGTTGTATCCCCATGAGTAGAGGTTACCGTCACCACACATTGCGTAGATGGTCTGAAAGTTTGCGGAATCGTTTGTTGTGCCGATGGACGTGACTTTTATGATTGGTGCTGGCAACCTTGCATGACCCAGTTGGGGAGCTGTCCAGCCAACAGTTGTAGATCCATTACCTGATTGACCGTAGTTATTCATACCAGACATATACCACTTACCGTCAGCGGTTAGGTAACCACATGACTTGCCGTGGCGACCACTGCCGGGATACAGCTTGACCACATTGGTCAGGTAGTCAGCGTAGACAGGGATCCACTGGTAGCTTTGTGCATTCGGGTCAAACAGACCGTCTTGGTTAGTACCAATAGCCCAAACAGTTCCATCAGCTTTGAGAACCATTGCTACGGCATATCTCCCTCCACCAACATAGCCATCGACTGCGTTGTCAATACGACTGTCCAGCTTAGGCACCCATGTCTCAAAGCCGCCAGCAGGATCAGAGATGAAGTTGGTTGTACCCGCAACCGCACCTTGCCCCCACGACCAGACACGACCACCACGAGTGATGATCATAAATTGGCGGTAGTATTGGGTACCAGCTACTGCATGGTCATCAGACTCTTCAAACAACAGCTTTACAACGGGATCATATGTTGATGGATTCCATAACTGATGCATCACAGCATTGTTACCATTGTTGTTAATACGCCCACACGTGTTCGTTTCACCAGCACCCCACAACTGTCCCTTCTCATCAATGAGCCAAGTGGCACTATGCGTAATCCCCCAAACAAACATATCAACAATCTTTGTGTTGACCGAGCGTTGGACGAGTTTAGGCGCAGAGTGGTTAGTACTCGTAGCATCTAGCGTCCCTGCACTACCGTACTCTTGATACCCTGCGTGGTACACACGACCGTCTTCAGTCCGAATTAGTGTTGCATTCATGGCATTGTAACCAGCGCCACCCTTAACCTGAACTACCTTAGCATCTAATGGTAGATCACCTTTACCACTTACGAGTGTTGGAACGCCTACGTTGCTCGTACCTGTGTCTGTGCCAAGCTGACCGAGGTTGTTGTATCCCCATGCCCACAGCTTACCATCCGCATCGATAGCGAAGGTGTTGTAATAGCCTCGTGCGAGCTTCACAATCGGAGGTGTGCTAGGAGGGAATGCCGCACGAACAGGTTTTGATCGGCTTAAGGCGACACCGTCGCCCATGCTTTTATGTATACCATAGCCCCACATACAAACTGTACCGTCGGACATCAACGCGGCGGCTACTTCACCTCCAGTACTATTACCGTTACCACATCCATTATCTACGTCTGCGATATCGATACAGGCGGAACTTGTGCGACCCTGACCATAGCGAAACTCCAAGTCATCACCAGTAGCGTTGACGTAAAGCTGTTGATCCATAGCGCCCTTTAAAAGGGTGGCTTCACCGAATGTTGCAAGTTCCCCTGCTTGTACAGCGTTCTGTTGATCGGCTGTCATACGTGTCCAGTAAAGTCCATCAAACACCTGTGCTTGACCCTCTTTCCGAACTACGTCTCCTTTTGCGTATACCGCACCAGCGGCATAAGTGCCCTTCCAGCGGTAACCAAGTTTTGTTGTATCTATCTTCATAACTGAATCACCAAGTTATTGTTTTGAACAGCAAGCGTAATGTTTTCTGCCATTGTCCACGTATCAAAATCTGCCACATTAAAATCGGCATCACGCCCATATGTCAGTTCAATTTCTGAACCCACTGTGCGTAACCCAAAAAACGAAGGTGCCGCCACCGATGCGACTAGCTCGTAGCCATCAGCATTTTCGTTCACTTGTAGGAACTCGCCGGCGCGACCTGCAACCTGACTTGGGATATTCGCGGCATCTAAAGCGTTTACCACATCTTGATAAGCACCTTGTGCGGCTGTGGCGCTTGTTGTGGCGTTACCTGCCTGTGTACTTACCGCGTCAGCAAACCCAAGGGCGCGTTGTGCTTCATTGTAGGCGCGGGTGGCTTCATTAGAAGCGGTTGTTGCGCTACCTGCTGATACAAGTGCAGAATTAGAGGCGGCGGTAAGTGCAGTTGCTGTTTGAGCAATAACCCATTGACGATTTGCCGCGTCCTGACCAAGTACTGGGTCATTGACGTTTCGCACAATACGTGACTGTGCATCAAAAGAACCATCAGTTGATTTGGCGATTGTTTCTGATGTTTTATCTACAGCTTCTTGAGCGCCGTTGAACACCTGCGTTAATGCTGTGTCTAAGTCTTCCTCAGAAAGCACCGCACCAGCTACAAAGTCTACAGCACGTGTTTCTAGGTCTGTAGTACGTGCAATACGAACAATCACCCCGTTCGCAGGTACAACACCCAATGTTAGTGTTGAAGCGCTACTGAACTCAAAGTCGGTAGCCAGCGCCCCATTAATATAAACGTTAACCTCTGAAGTTTTAACGTATGTGAAGGGGATGTTGTAGTTATTAGAAACCCCATCCCCGATAAATTCCTGATATGAATAAGCCATTTTTGCCCCAAAGAAAAAGGGGGCATAAAGCCCCCATGTTAGTTACCGAGTTGTGCAGACATTTTATTTAATATGTAGTTAGTACCATACCAGTTCTGAAGAGGTGCCAGCCTTGTTAACTGTCGGATAGTCCCCTCAGATGGTGGTTTACCATTAAAGAGACCATCAGCACCTGCGTTAAACAATTTAGAGGCACCCCCTAAAAGATCTGTGGTAGGTGACTGCATCATATTACCTGAGGTAAGCTGGTTAGCAAAAGCGCCATAGGCACCAGAGAAACCAAGGTACCCTAAGGTTCCTTTCGCAATCACCGAACTCATGTCTAAGTTGTCTTTAAGATACTGCTTGCGTTTCTTTTCAGACATACCTGCCGCACGATTATGAATACCGACGTAGTAAACCATTGACGCAATGAGTGCTTGAGACAGGATGATCCTTGCAGACCCCCCAGCATCACCATGTAACGCTCGAACACCTAAGCGTTGCGCTTGTTGTTCAGATGCGGCAATAGGGTAGCTCATAAACTGAAAGAGAGTTCGCCCAACAGAGGTGCGGAGAAACCTATTAACAGAACTGGATGAAGTCTCTTGCACAGCATTGAGAACGTGTCTGCGTCCTGCCAAAGAGAATACATCATGCAATTTCGGGTTATCGGCTTTCCACTTATCTAGGTTAAGCGTAATCAGCTTTCCGCTTTTATCGTAAGCGGCGTGTTTACGGATCATCTCCATAATGCCATCGTAGTCTTTGGGGCTGATACCAATCTGCTCTAACTTAATGTCAGAATACACACGGCTTTTATCAGCACCCTTTTTCATAGCGGCACCAAAGAAGTCTTGTGCAAACATATACCCATCAAGGCGACGTAAGATTGCAGTCACGGGGAGCATCCCACTAGCCATAGCTGTTGCTTGGCGACCCTTCTGTAAGAACATATCGTGCCGATCAAAATCACTTTGTAGCATGGTATGGTCATGGTCATCCCAATGATTTCTACTATGCCCTGTGATTACATCGGTACCTGTACCAAACGAATGTTGTAACTCACGCACTAATGGGTCATCTAACTGCCCCTCTGCGGTCTTGCGCCACATACTGCGTAGCTCAGGTATTGTCCGAAAGATCGTCCCAACAGAGTGATCAATCAAGCTCCCTATCTCAACTAAAGAAGGTAAGCCTGTGGCACCCATAACTCGAATAAAGTTATAGTCGCGGATCCTCCGCATTGTTTTCTCGCCAGTACCAAATAAGTTGTCATCTTTTGCCAAGTTACCAGTTACTGAATCATACAAAAACCGTGCGGCGGCTATCTGATCTACAAAGGTATCTTCATCAAGCTCTACACGATTATCTTGATTGTACTTTGTAATATCTGAAAGCATCTCCTCAAAGCTCTTACCACCCTCTACATCAATACCATTACGCGCCAATCCAATTTGCCCACCCATTTGAAAGGTGTACGCTTGCATCAACTGCTCGATATCATTTTCAGTCATATCATCGATGTATCGTTCATCTAACTGCATACGCTTGCGTACTCGTGAGATGCCCTCTTTACCGACAGAGCTAAATTTATAGACACGCCCAATTTCCCGTTCAATCGCCGCAAACTCTTCTTCAGAAAGAGTCTTTTCGGCGCGGATAATCTCGAGGACATCATCTACGCTGTCTTGTGCAACCTGTGATACATTTCGCATTTGACCGCCTAATGAGCGCTGTTGCATCCGCTTCAGTAACGCCTCTGCGTAACCGCGACCAATGCGCTGGGCTACTTCAATATCCATCTCAGGATTACCTTTAGCGACAGCATTAATAAAACGCTCTTTAAAACCCTCTTTGCCTAGCTTCTGTAGCACAGCATCCATCGACACATCGTTGTAGATACGTGGCAAATAATTCTTTTCTAGCAGTTCCGAACTAAAGCCACGCACTTTGGCATCGAGAGCCATCTGCGCTACTTCATCAAGAACCCGCTTAGCATCATTTGCTGAGGCAACAACCAAAGGATCTGAGACATCTCCATAGCGGCGGTGTCGTGCGACTAAGGCGTTAAACTCCATTTGATCGCGCATAAACTGCATTGGGCTTTTGACCATACGACCTTGGCTCTTACCGTTCTTCTTAATCCACTCTTTCTGATTTAGCTGGTGCTTAGGTAACCATTGACCATCCTTCTTTGCTTGCACCCAATTACGGATTTCTTCCGCACTAAAGTTGGTAGCCTGTCGGTTGGATAAGCCAACATGGTTAGTCCCCAAGGCAAAGAAGATCTGGCGCATCGCACCAATCTTACTTTCAGCGCCTCTAGCTAAGGATGATAGGTTCCTGCGAACCGAGGCGGGCATAAATGCTTTCACACCTAATAAGAAGGGGGCATTCTCATACCGTGCTATGTCTCCCGTATCGATCCCTTGAACACCAGCAGGTATATCAACATCTCGCATACGTTCTAAGCGTTGGTTAAGAATAGCATCATATGCCTCTTCTTTACGCAACATAACGTGTATAGAATTATCAGCCTTCTTTCTTACCTCACCTAAGTACCCATAGTAGTCTTCAAAATCGTCAGGCTTAACACCTTTACCAAATTTACTAATGATCTCATCGTCACTACCGTTGTCTAAAGTGTAACGGGCTTTTTGACGCGCCGCTTGAAGACGTGACATCTGCACTTGGATAGCGCGGTAAGTCATTCCCTTTTCCAGCGCCTCTCTAACAAGTTTGGCACCTGTCCCGCTTAACCCTTCAGTCATTGCAGACAGCGCGTCATCGGAAGCGGTTGTAAATACATCATTAATACCTAAACCGACTGGTGCTGGCTTAGAGCCTGTAGCATCCAATGTTTCTGCTGATGCCTTAGCCGCCGTGGGTGTCTTAATTTTAGTATCACCAAAGAGGTTTTCTAATGCACGACTACGCTCAGCTAAGGTCTCAGTTCCGATAATGGGAGCAAAGAATTGCTTCTCAGCGTGTGTTAAAGGTTCCCCTAATTGCTCACGTTTGTACAGAATAGCCGCGAGTTTTGTGGTGTCATGTCCTCGAACCATTCGTCCACCGATACCACCCAAACCACCTGCAAAGCCCATTACCATCGCAAAGTCTCCTGCGCCATAATCGGGCAGGAAGGCTTGGCGCGTTAGTTCAAAAGGCGCAGTTAATGCCATGTTAGCGGCGGCACCTCTAGCAAACGCGCCACCTTTAGATAATGCGGCGGTCTTACTTAAGGCGCTAATCGCCTGTACAGACTGTTTTAATTTCAGAGCGTTCTTGGCGGCGACTGCCCCCTGCATAACACCAAAGCCAGCCTTAACTGCCGTACCCATGCCTAAGGTGGCTATGGTTGTTATTGCAAGCTCTGCGGGATCAAAAGCGGAAACCAGCGCCCCTGCGATAATTTTGGGGACTGAGGCGTTTTGCATCTTCTCCAAATTAGTCATACGCTGACGGGCGATCTGACTGTAATACTCAAATTCCGTATCAGTATTGGATTTCTCAATTACATAGTTACGGAATTCAGGAGGCATTGTATTAATACCCGCCTTGACTTCCATTTCTTCAGTAATCTCTTGTAATGGCGTACCTTGCCCTTGCACATTCATTAGCGGTACAAGATTATGTAGCCACTCATCAGTAGCAATAGAAAACGTCTGTCCCCATGTAGGGGCAGATGCTTCTTGGGCTTCTATTTTAGTTTTACTAAGATTATCAGCCCCATCAGCCAACTGAAGGTTGTCTGAAGAGAGCGTAGTGATCTCAGGGGTAATCCCAACCGCAGTTGAGGGATCCTGAGGTGATACGTCTGGTTCCATATAATTTCCTTAAGGTGCTACATCCTCTAAATCCTGTTGGCGGAGCATTTCACGCTCTTCCATTCTAGAACGAGGTTTAGTACGTTTGTGATTAGCCCATTCTCGCGAGAGTGTGCCTATTTGCTTTGCGGTGTAGGTGCCTGTGCTGAAGACAACTCCACCATTAGTTGTCCTAATCTCAAACTTTTTAGGATCTGAGATGCTCTGTGTTATGAATATCTGACTGTCTTGCGCCACATCAGGGTACTCTTCTCTAATTCTATAAAGAACCATCTCGGCGGCATCATTGATGCGGTCGATCTGTGAAGAAGCTGAGGGAATCTGTGACGTTGTGTTACCTGATAAGTCATTTAACCCCGACAAGGTGTTCATGTTTAACAGGACTGCAACATCATTTTGCTGTGACAGGGTGTGTGAGCGCTCAAACACTTCTAAAGCTCTTGTCTGTGCCTCTTCATCACTTGTGGCGGTAGCGCGGTGCAAATTGTATAACTGACCAAGCCGTTGCGAGATGTAATCCCTATTAATGATTGGATCTTCCCACCAGAAGACGCCATCAGGGTCAAACTCACCAACTATTGAATCTGTCATCGATTCCAATTGCTCAGCCGTTGCTTTCTTACCTCTACCTTGTTTCAAAGCAGAGAGATTACTTGCTATATCTTTCGCTGACACACCATCCGCCGCCGCCATGTCCATAGCCTCATACATATCAATATGTGAGGCGCTCATTTGCGTAGTTAGGATTTCTTGATTGCCCATAGCTTTCAGCTTACGGTAAGCCTCTAGCCCAGCGGTTACTGACTGCACAGCCGCCGAACTTTTCTCTGGATCCATAATATCATCTAGAGCGGCGGCACCAGCTAAAATAGGGCGCTGGATGAAAGGGTCTTTGTAGTGGGTCAGTACATCCTCGTAGACAGAAGGATTACTTCTAGAAGTTTCCAACAACCGCCGTCTTACTTCAGTTTCGTTTACAACTTGATCACCCTTACTGTCTTTGTAAGCAACAAGACTAATAACACCATTGCTTCCTTGGGCATCAATCACAGCCTTATTTATCGCCTGATTCTTGAGGTTTGTGTCATTAATAGAAGTGGCTTTTGCTTGAGCCGCGGTGATCTTTTCTGCAAGAAAGTCAGGCTTAATACCTAATTTTGCAAGGACAGGCATCCACTCGTTGGTGATCTTGGATTGAAGTTCTTTTACGTGCCCTAATCGTGCAAGCTCATTAGCTTGGACTTTCATCTTAAAGGTAGCCCCATAAGATAACCGATCAGAACTGTTCTTGCGCATCTGGTTAAGAGGTACTTCATAGTCAGGGGTATTGGTTTTATCCAAGCCCTTGGTTTTAAAGTACTCCAGCATATAGTCGCTCTTGCTATCGGCACCAACCATCGCAAATACTTTATTAACCTCGCTACCGTCCAACTTGTGGACTGATGGATCACCCTTCCCACGGCGAGAGGCGTTAAATATAACATCCAACTCACTATTAAACTGCTCTTGTGTTAACTCACCCTTTTGCATTTTAGCTAAAAGATCATTTGCGTTTGTGGAAATAGCGGCGGCAAACTTCTCTTGCCCTGCTTTGATACCTGCCACACGTGCAGTATTCGAGGCAGAGGTTACAAAATTCATATTTAAGTTATTCAGCGCACTTGCGAGGAAGGGATTATCCATTCCTTCATAGCGCTCACCAAACTTCTTTTGAATATGTGCTGTCGTTTCGTCAGGGTTTAAGCCATACAACTCAGGCTCTATAGAGTTCTTGAACTCAATGTAGTCGGCTGAAGCCGCAATAGCGAGTTCATCCTTTGCAAACTCAAGATCTTCCCGCTGTTGTTTGTTGGTCATCTGCTTGAGTGCGGGGGTTACAGTATTCGCAAATACACCCTCCAACATCTTCGCTCTCATCTCCGCTGGGGAAGCCTGAGGTGCCTCTGCCTGTTTAAAGGTTCCTACAGGTGCGGCTTGAGGTTGAAGTGCAACTTGGGGACTCGTCCCACTAACTTGTACTCGTGCCATAATTATTTATCTTCCACGTGGTTTAACTGTTGCTTTTGGGGGTAGTGAACTAGACCCCCGCGCCTTAAGTGCGGCTGTCTGGTTGTTCATTGCCGTGGTTTGATTGGCTTGCATCTGGGCTGAGCCATATGCCATGCCGCCATTTACCGCAATTCCAAGGAGGGCATCGGTTGCTGAGGGGGCTGACCCCTTCTGGACACCATTAACTCTTGAAGTAAATGTTGACTTAGTCGCCTCCTTGTTTTGTTCTAGTTGGCTCTTAGTCATATCAAAGTTACGAGTAATCGTACCTTGTTGGACTGTTGTTTGACGGGTTAGGTCAGCAAGTAAAGCAGAGACAGAGTTACCTGAAACACCTGCTTCACCTGCGGCGGTTGTGGCAGTACCGCTATTTCGCAATCCTTGAACTAAGGCGGCAAAGCGCTGTTGCGAGGCGGCATCCCCTTCCTGACCAATCCGCATATTTAGTGCGCGTTGATCATCAGTAGCCGCTGTACGAGCGTTCTGTGCATTTTCAAGATACATTGCGTTCTGCCTGTTCGCTTGTTCAACAGCGGCGTTTTGTCCCTGTATTCCTTGGAACACAGCCGCCGCTACTTGCGCTTCGGGAGTACACATTTAGAATCCTTTGTGTTTAGCAAATTCTATAAAATTAGTGGGATGAACACCATAATCAGGGATTTCTCGTATGAACGTAAACCCCATCCATTTGAGCCATCTAATGCTCGTGGTATTCCCCGCGTAAACGTAGTTATACAGGAGGTCATAGCGCTCGTTCATGCGCTTGACCCACTTCTCAGATTCAGGAAGAAACTGTTTAGTTACATCCCGTAATTTGTCTGATGCTAACAACCACGGAATACCCACCTGCGGTGTGGCTTCTCCAACACCAAACATCCCAATGACCTCTTTGTCATCATCGAGGATGGTGTTGGATTCCACACTTAACTTAAAAGACATGGCAAGAGCATCTAGAGGTGACAAGCCGTGGCTATGCCAGACCTCTAGTGCATCTTGCTTCCGCATTTTTGGGGCGAGTACCGTGATATCCTCTTCAATAGAAGGACGGTAATAAGCCATTTAATTCCTTGTTGATCGTAAGGTGTAGTAGCCTTCCCACTCAGCCGATTGAAAGGCGCAGGGTAAGAATGAATCACTACTGATCTCAATCTCAACCTGATCACTTTTGGCTAATACGGGAAACTTGAAGGTGCCTGACTCGATTGGCAAAGCGCTAATCAAGTTATTGCGTGACCCAACAACTCTACCAGTAAATTTTAGATTTGAAGGTGTTCGGCTTTTAGGACGAACGGTTACCTCAAAGTAGCCTGTATCGTAATACACGAGAGCAAAGCTACGCATCTGCAAGCGACTGATTGTTATTGGTTCATTCTCCCGCTTCACCACCACCTCTGATAAGGTGTATTTAAAAGTGTACGGGACACCTGCAAACACCACACCTCTTGCTAAGGCGG